GTGCTGTCCTACCCTGATTAGCCTTGTTTGGAATTATTAGGTACTCTTGCATGCTGACACGCTGCAACTGGGTATCTGTATTTACAGAGTTGCTCGTGCGCCTCAAGGCTACCTCAAGAATGTCTACGGTGTCAGCATCAAGGGTGTAGTTCTCCTGGGCTGCAACTAGAGATACGGTCTTTTGTTCCTGGGCAAAAAGAGGGACTCCCCGGTTCTGCATATCAATAAAAAGTAAGTTCAGACTACGGCGCGCGCTTACAGGATCATGCCCTAGCTGGGGTTCACCGCCAAGCATCTCATAAGCTTCCTCAATTATTTCATCTACAGGAGGAAAGAAAGCTGTAGTCCCTGATGTGGTGGGCATTAGTTGCTCCTAACAATAATAAGGGATTGGCCCTTTGGGACGCCCTACTTCAGCAGTCTTTTTACCATAGACACCGCCGCCTGGAACATTTACAGGCCCTGTGTTACTAGGTTTCGCTCCGGGCTTTTCAGTCATTTTCCCTGGTTTAGTTTTATATCCTTGTTTCATCATCGACTCCTCATTGCTTTGCCCCAACCACCAGAGGCTTGTCCAACTCCTCGTGGTTTTACCATTCCGCCTTTACTCTTCCTAACTACTTCTTGTTTGGCTACTTCTTTAGCCATTCGAGAGCCTACTTTACCTTCATCACCTCTAAACAAATCCTGTATGTCTTGAACTGCCTCCAGTAGGGCAGCACGGGGAGAATTTTTACCTAGAGGACTTCTTTTTTTAGTTTGTTCGCTGGATTGTGCTGCAGGTAAAGTTTGCTCAAAACCGTCCCTCAAAGATTTACTGGAATAATAAGATTTACCAGGAGAAACTTTTATTTTTTTCTTAGGCTTTTTAGCTTGCTTCTTTTTTTTATCAGCAGCCATCAACGCTTGGTGATCTGCACCATAGAATTTATTTGAATCTTTAGCCACTCACCTTACTCCTTAAGATTTCTTCTTCTTTTTAACAGCACCACCTGATTTGTATTTCTGTGGGCCCTTCATAACTTTTAGTGCCGCTGACGCTTTCCTTCTTGCAGCCATCACTTTTTGTCCTGCTGCTTTGACTCTTGCGTTTCCACTGCTGTCAGGTTTCCTCGCGTGAGAAGCTTTTATATCTCTGAGATTTATCATAGCTTTGGCGGTCGCAGCTTTAGCTTTCTTAAAATCCTGTACGCGCTTTCCGGTAGCCATATAGTTTGCGCCGCTCTTAGTAGCCATTCCTTGGTCTTTAGCCATTCACCTTACTCCTTAAGATTTCTTTTGGTTCCATAAGTCAAATATAGATTTAAACTTTTCGCTCGAATTCTCTTTTAGGCTATCAAGGTCTGCGCGAAGTTTAACAACCTGCGAGTATGTATCTCTTTTTATTATGTCACCCACATCTTTTTGCAGCTCCGACACATTACTTTTTAGCTTTACAAACATTACAACTACAGACAGTATGCCTAAGATTTGCGGCCAATAAGTTAATATTTGCTCGGCCATTATAGCTCCCCATGTCCGCCATCCTCCCACAAATCTTTTATCATCTTATAGTTTTCTTCAACTAGCTCTAGGCGATACTCAACCAAATCATAACTTTTATCTAAAGCATAAACAGTAGAGACAACCCAACCACTAAAGCCTATCATTGAGGCTATAAGTAGTGCTTGAATAGTTTTTACCATTTCTTGCAACTCCAATACCTTGCCGTCATTTTACTGGGGGGAGAAGAATCACAACGATGCCTTGCACGAAAACTTTTACGTCTTGCAGGAATACTCTTTTTAATTTTCATGTTAGGGTCTCCAAAGCGTACAAGACGAACCTTACTTCCTTGTTTAGCTAAGACAGCAAACTTCTTATTTTTACCAGGGGTTCTCTTGGGCTTGTTGTAGCCTGAAAATTTTTCACTTCTATGGGTTATCATCTGTAACCACGCAAGAACAAGTACAGTCCTCACCACACCCTTGATCACAAGGGCAGTCTTCACAGGTACAATCTTTACAAGCGCAATTAGTCATAAAAGACAGTGGCGAAACCACCTGATGCAGGGGTAATTAGGTGCAATCCCCCACTGCTAGGCGCTTCGATTCCCATATCATGAATGAAGTGATCAACTGTATCTCCAGCCTTTACCATCACTTGAACCAGGGTAGTACCAGAGGCCGAACCATCTTTGAATGTATAAAGACCATCCGCAGCCCCATTATTGTACAAAACAAAGCTTTTCAGCCTAGTCCGCCTAGCTATAATGGTAGCATTGGTAGAAGCAGCGGTTGACACATAAGTAGAAAAAACTCGTGTAGTCACTCTTCCATCTCCTTAATAAAAAATACTCTGGAAAGTATAACAATAAAAGAGAGGACATGGAAATCCACGCCCCCTCTAATTATCGCTATTTAGTCAATCTTAGCTTGAACCGTTGGTGCCATAAACACCCCGCCAATCAGACCAACCGAAGCTGTATCGTTCACGAGCTTTGAACCGCAAGTTACCCGTATCGAAATCGGGTTCCATCTTGGTCCCAAGAGGAGAACGAACAAACATTTTGGTGCCATTAGGAACATCGGTCAAGATGAAGTAGGCATTAACATCAGTAAATCGACGATTCACATAATACCCATTCGGAATTAGACCCATGTTATTAACAGCATTAATGTCATTGTGGCCCGTACCAGTCTTACCGGGAGAATTTAGAATCCGCTCGGCTGTAAACTGGTTAGTTGGATCGATGTGCAAGGAAACCGCACCCGCACCAATAAGGATACCGCGATCATCTTTGGCCTTTTGGACCTGAATGAGAGCAGTCTCAAGATTGGTTTCCGACAAGTCAGCAGCCGCCAGGAGATTATCCTGATTGCCGTCTGAAATAGTCGGATGAGAGTTCGAACACATAGCTGCACCATCACCACCTGGAAATGCGGTGTTAAAAGCATTATTGTAGATGTTGGCACCCTTGGTCTGCTTCGTATTAGCCATAGCGCGAGCCAGGGCACGAGTACGAATTTTCGCAAAAGTGTCATACAAGTTATCTTCAAAAGCTTCTTCTGTGATGGCGTAAGCCAAGGCAACTGTCTCGTGTGTATAACGAGCAGTATAGTTTTCCTGAGCCGAGTCATACTGTACTGCCGCACCTTCACTTTTGGTGGGAGCAGAAGCAAAACCAGCCATGAGAACTTCTTCCTCAAAAGCGCGATCCGAATTTTCGGTTTCAAACAAGATGTCAGTTTCATTATCCACTGAACCATACTCAAGACCGAAGATTGCATTCAGGCCGGGAAGTAGTTGTTTCGCAATATCTGCGCGATTAATAGCCATTTTATACCCTCCCTATGCCACACATACGATAGCACGATTATCGATATGCTGAACAATGCGAACTTCTAACTGCGGAAATGCCCGATCTGCATCAGACTCATTGTCTGGAGCAGCCCAGTATCGAATGGGACGCAACTGAGCAGTGGCCGAAGTAGCCGTAGACGACTTCAGACCTTGACCACTAATACCTGTATTAGTAGAGCCAGTTCCCAGCGTTACTGAGTAGTTAAAAGAATTCATTGCACCAGCAGTAACCGAAGCATCTGCTTGTATGATGAATGTTGAACGAGAGTCATCGTCTACGAATGCATAAACATTCCCGTCACTTGAGCTAACACCACTTGGATAATACTTAGACCAAGTTGGCTGCTTAGATGCGGGGTCAACGTATCGACAACCCATAAAAACACCTACCGCATAGTCAGTTGTTGCTGCTACAGGGCAAATGGTACCGGCAGTAACCTTAACGAGATCGCCATGAAAGATAGCGCCGGAACGAGCGTTAGCGATGGGATATTCATTAAATCCCGTCGAATTTGCTCCAGCACCACGAACTCGTGAAGGATGAAAGCCGGATAGCTTCTTTGAGCTAGACATACTGTCACCTCCTTTAGTTGTTACAGAAGACTACGAATCGAATTGTGGTCTTCCTGTGGTTATTTTAGATCGTGACTGATTAGAAATAGGCAAACGAGAATCGCTGCTAGCCATCAGTTGTTGGTTCACGGCGTCCTCTTGTTCCTGCGTTTTTCGTTTAAAGTATTCTGTTCTAGAATTTACTTTGTCCGCCGGACATTGCATTAAAACTAAGTCACCTCTTATGATACAATCAGAAAAACGATCATCTGGTAGTGCTGTTACTGCGGCAGTTGCAAGCTCTTGGCACTCATCAGTTTTCACTGTGGTCCAGCCGAACTCCTCTTTCTTACG